TATTTAATGAAATATACAAACTCGATGACAGAAATGAAATGATTAATAAATTAGGTAAAATTAAAAAAATGTTTCAGGATATAATTAACAGAGAAACCATACAATATTTAATCGATAACGGGTTATACCCAATACCTCATGAGTATTTACCGATAAATTCCAAATACTGTAATAATCTTTTTTAGTTATCATTAGCTTATCTAATTTTAAAATAGATTTTTTAACAACTATCAAAATGTTCTTATTGATAGTTGTTAAAAAAATGCCAAAATAAAAATATAGTGTAAATATATAATGTTATCATTTAAAAAAGGACGTGCTATTGCTAAAGTTGAAGGTGGTCGCCATGATGGTAAAACTCTCTATGTATTAAATCCTGAAAGTAAAATAGTTACAAGCAAAAAATATACGAAAATTAGGATACCCTATGAAGATCCATATGATATTGTAGGATCTAAATTTGTGGATGATGTATACCAAAATCCTTCTCTCGCTAGGAAATTACGTAATTCATTAAAAAATTATGATTCATCTGATGAAGACGAAATTGACGAAGATATCAAAGAAATGTTTAAGAAAGGAAAGAATATCATGAAGGAAAAAGATTCCAAGGAATTAATTTTACATGATGGAATAATAAAACCAATAATTGGAGTCAGAAAACAATCTCGTCAATGCATTTATGTTACAGGTCCGAGTGGTTCTGGGAAGAGTACATGGATAGCCAATATAGCTGAAGAATACAAAAAAATTAATCCTAAAAATCCGGTCGTGCTATTCTCAAGACTTGATAATGATGAATCAATTGACTTCATTAAGCCAACCAGAATAGAAATTAGCGAAGAATTATTAAATGATCCTGTTCAGCCTGCTGAATTAGCAGAAACATTAACTATTTTTGACGATACTGATACAATTCGAGATAAGAAATTATTAACTGAAATTGATAAATTACAAGATGATTTATTGCAAACTGGTCGTCATGAAAATGTTAATGTCATTATTGTATCTCATTTAATGTCTAACTATAAGAAAACTCGTATTATTCTTAACGAATGTCATGCAATCGTATTTTTCCCAAAAGCAGGTAATTCATATGCAATCAATATGGTTTTGAGTAAATATTTTGGATGTAGTAAAGATCAAATTAAAAAAATGATGGAATTACCGAGCCGATGGGTTGCTCTATATAAAAATTATCCTATGTTTGTATTATATGAAAAGGGTGCATACTTATTATAATTTATCACTATAAGTTATAATAATGTCATTACAAAAATTACAAAAGAGATCATTGAGTGATAGCGAAATAATGGATTTATTAGATGGAAAAGCAAATATAATGTCTTATGCAAGATTAACCGAATATGATAATTTAGATGAGGCATTGGGAGAACATGGAGCATTAGTCTTATTATATGAAACGAAACGAAACTTTGGTCACTGGACATTAGTTTTTAGATTGGATAATGATACTGTAGAATTTTTTGATTCGTATTCTCTAAAACCTGATGATGAACTAAAATTCATACCAGAATATTTCCGTATTGAAAATAATCAACTACTTCCTCATTTAACGTATTTATTATATACATCAGGATACAAAGTAGAATATAATGACTACAAATTACAGAAAAAATTAAGAGATATGAATACTTGTGGACGTCATGTTGTTTCAAGATTATTATTTAGAAATTTGGACATTGATAAATATGCGAAGATGATAAAAAAATCTGGATTATTACCTGATATTTTTGTAACTATTTTAACCAATAATATTTCTAACCATATAATATAATCATGAATAGAGAAACAAGTGATGTCATTTATTATAATATTAATATTGGTAATTCTAAATTAGTACCAATCATTGCAAATTATTCTGAACAAAGAACTATCCCATTACTTCATAATCCTTCAGAATATTATTTATCTATTATTAGATTTTCAGTACCGGGATTGTCAGTTCCAATATTAGTATGCCCTGTTACAAATGCTCCAACAACACCTCTTCAAACACCATATTCAGTAACTTTATTGTATAATACTGGATCAGGTTTCCTAACATATACTCAAAAAATTCTTTATTATCCACGAGATAATTTTCAGAATTTATCAGTACCACCATTGGATCCACAGAATCCATATTATTTTATTTATGAGTATCAACATTTCTTAGATTTAGTTAATATTGCACTACAAACAGCAACTACAAATTTAATTGGATTAGGAGCTCCTGCTGATTTATTATCTCCGTATTTTATTTTTGATGAAGTTACACAATTAATTAGTTTAATTGCTCCATTAACAGGTATAACTCCTCCTTCGACACCAACAACTAATGATTATTATTCATTACCATCATCAGCAATTAACACATATACTCCTGCAGTTCCATCTGGTAAAGTTGGAATATTTGTGAATGATGAATTATTTCCATTTTTTCAAGGTATCGAAACTATTCATGTCTCAGATAGTGTTACAATTGGTCCTGATTATTGGCTTATTGTAAAAAATAATGGAAATAATTATTATCAATCGCCTGCAACTGCTCCAGTATATCCTCCAGTATTTTTACAAATGCAACAACAAGCAAACACGCTAAACAATTGGAACTCATTTCAATCATTGGCTTTTCTATCAAATAGTTTACCAACATTAAAAGAATTTACGCCAGTATATGACGCATTATATAATGGAAATACTCAATCAGGTGCTAATATGAATCCAATTTTAACTGATTTTGTTCCTTTATTAGAAAATGCAGGTGATCAGCGAGGAAGTTTTGTGTATAATCCAACAGGACCATATAGATTGGTAAATTTATTAAGTAATGATCCAATCTATGCAGTTGATATTTCTGTTGTGTGGTTTGATCAGTATAATAGACAATATCCTATAGTTCTTGAGCCTGGTCAGTCAATCACAATAAAAATTATGTTTGTTAAAAAATCTTCTTACAGATATCCATATAATTAATTTTACATAAATTATTATGTTATATAATAATATAACATACTATGAGCTTAAGTGTTGTTCCTATAGAAACCGTTGCTGTCAATGTTCCAGTACTCGATATCAATGAACCCAGAGAATACGTTATCATGAAAGGTGGTAACTATGTCCAATATAAACAATATACTTCAACATCTTATTCAGCTAATTCTTTTCAATTTTCATGTCCTCCTCCTTCTGAGAAGATTCTTGTCAATCGTAAAGTTTATTTACAAGCACCAGTTACTCTTAATTTTACTGGTTCTGTTAGTGGTGCAACTGAGACTTTATTGAATTCTGGTTTTGATGCTCCTCGTGCATTTCCTTTATCAACAAATTTAAATACAGTCTCAGTTACTATTAATAATGCTACAGTTAATATTAATATGGGTGATGTTATTCAAGCACTTTTAAGATATAATAATCCTGAATGTTTAAAAGAATATGATTACAGTATTACTCCAACTGAAATGGATGAATCTCAAGAGTATAATGAATTGGCAAATACCATTAGAAATGTCCTATCAGATTATGGTAATTCAAATTATGGAAATACTCATAGAGGAGCTTTCCCATTTACTATTATTTCAAACACTGACACAACTGCATCGGTATCATTTGTTGCGACTGAACCAATCTTCCTTTCTCCATTTTACTATGGAAAAGGTGATCATTCTGGTTTTTATGGTGTTCGTACTATGGATTTTAATTTTACATGGAATTCTGATTTATCAAGATTATGGTCACATAATCCAACTCCAACTGGAGGTACAAGTACTATCACTGGTGTAACTGTAAATTTTGGTCAACCTAAATTACTTTTTGAATATACTACACCACCTATTACAATGGAAAGACCATTGTCTATTGCTTATCCTTATTATGTCGTTAATCGTTTCCCAACTGGTCCAACTAATATTCCTGCAAGTACTACAGCTTCAAATATCGTGAGTAATAATATTCAATTAAACTCTATTCCAAGACGTATGTATATTTATCTCAGAGAACAAAATTCAGATTTAACTATTAATAAAACCGATAGTTTCGCTTCCATTGAAAATATTAGTTTACAATTCGAAAATTTCTCAGGATTACTTGCTTCTGCATCTAAACAAGATTTATATAACATTGCTCGTAATAATGGTTTGAATTTATCTTGGACTGAATGGTCTGGTGGTCCAACATTTGTTGGTGATCTTAGTACAGCTGTTGGCACTGTTGGTTCAGTTTTATGTCTCGAACCAGGTAAAGATTTTGGTTTACCTGATAACTTAGCACCTGGTGTTATTGGTAATTTTATGATGCAAATATCTGTTATAGCGAGAAATCCCAATCCTTCAAGAGCTATTAACTACATGCTCTATATTACCACTGTTGACGAAGGTACTGCTACTATTATGGATGGTTCATGTATTTTACAAGGTGCTGGTGTTATTTCTGGTATGGATGTTCTCAATGCAAAGAAACAAACTGGTATTTCATACCATGATGCTCATGATGCCCAAGGAGCTGGTAGATTCTTCTCAAATATTAAACATGGTGTTCATAAATTAAAACACCACATGTCTCCTCATATAATGCATGGAGGTGTTCCTGTTGGCGGAGTGAGTGTAGGAGGTGCTCTAATGTCAAGAAATCATCTCAAAGATAGATTAAAACATATTTAATTAATTTTCTAACTAATTAAATATATGCCAGTTAATCATAGAATAGATTCAAAAGGCCATTACTTCCAATGGGGAAATCATGGGAAAAAATATTATT